ATAGTGCAAGAATGCGTTACATTAAAGAATACTATGCGGCAGCATCCGATGGTTTGTTTACTCTTGCTACACCTGTGTTGGCAGGGCTTGGCACTCCAACTAAGCAGTTTTCTAGTTGTGTTCTTATCCGCAGTGACGACGATCTGGATAGCATATTTGCTTCTGGAGAGATGATGGCTAAGTACGCCAGTAAGAGAGCGGGGATTGGATTGGAAATCGGTCGACTACGCCCATTGGGCTCCCCGATCCGTGGTGGAGAAATCATGCACACTGGCATGATCCCCTTCTTGAAGAAGTGGTTCGGTGATTTAAGGAGTTGCAGTCAAGGAGGCATTCGTAATGCAAGTGCTACTGTGTTTTATCCTATTTGGCATCATCAGTTCGATGATCTTATTGTTCTCAAGAATAATCAAGGAACTGAGGAGACAAGAGTCCGCCACATGGACTACGGAGTCGTCCTCTCAGCGTTCTTTTGGCGCCGATTCAAGAACAAAGAAAACATAACATTCTTTGATCCTAATGAAGTACCAGATTTGTACGAAGCATTTTATCAGGATACTAAACTATTTGAAGAATTATATGTCAAATATGAAAAGCAAAAAGATCTTCGCAAGAAAGTAATTTCAGCAGAAGAAGTTTTTAAAGGCGGTATTCTAAAAGAACGTACAGACACAGGACGTATCTATCTTGTGTTTGTAGACAACGTAATGAACCAAGGTCCATTTGATCCTGAGTATCATACAATCTATCAAAGTAATTTGTGCTGTGAAATACTATTACCTACTAAGCCATTTAAGCGTCTCGATGACGATGCTGGTCGTATCGCTCTCTGTACTCTGGGCTCCATTAATTGGGGAGCATTCCGCAATCCTGAGGATATGCGTAGAGCTTGCCGCATCCTTCAGCGTAGTCTATGCAACATACTGGACTACCAAGACTTCCTAAGTATTCAAAGTAAACTAAGCAACGACGAAATCCAACCATTGGGTATTGGCGTTACTAACTTAGCATACTGGCACGCCAAGCGTGGACTCAAGTATGGCGAAAAAGATGCACTACAAGATGTCAAGACATGGATGGAGCATCAAGCCTACTACCTAACAGAAGCCACAGTTGAATTGGCCAAAGAACGTGGACCTTGTCTGCATAGCGCACATACACGATACGGTCAGGGAGAGTTTCCTTGGGAGTTACGTGCTAAAGGTGTTAATGAACTAGCAGACTTTACTCCGGAACTTGATTGGGAAACTTTGCGTGGCGAGATGTTAGAACACGGAGTTAGAAATGCTACACTTATGGCCATTGCCCCTGTTGAAAGTTCTAGTGTTGTCATTAACAGCACTAATGGCATTGAAATGCCTATGTCGCTTATTTCAGTTAAGGAAAGCAAAGCAGGTTCCTTTGTACAAGTTGTCCCCGAGTATCATAAACTCAAGAACAAATATCAAATGATGTGGGAACAGAAAGACTGCGATGGTTACTTAAAGACTGCGGCTGTACTTGCGGCCTATGTTGACCAGTCAATTAGTACAAACACATTCTACAATCCAGCACACTTTGCGGATCGTAAAGTGCCAACTACATTGATTGCTAAGAACTTGATGCAGGCACACTACTGGGGACTAAAAACTTTCTATTATAGCCTAATCAACAAGGCAGGTAGTAAAGCCAAAGAAGAAGAACTAGTACAAACTGTAGCACAGAATTATGTAGAAGTAGATTTAGAAGACGATTGTGAGGCATGTAAATTATAATGGACGCTTACGACATACATCAAGAAATATTTAAAGCGTGGCAACAGTTGGCACACAAGGCCGATGCTACGAATATTAAGAAAAACTTTACTGAAGTTCCTGTGTACGTCGATGGCCGTCCAGTTAAACGTGTAACAATCGTAGACGGACAAATAACATTGGAAACAAAATGAGTAAAGCGCAATACAATTTAAACACAAAGACAGACTATCTTAATCGTAAGATGTTCTTGGACCCACAGGGTCCTGTTACTATTCAAAGATTTGAGGAAGTAAAGTATCCTAAAATTCAAAATTTCGAAACTACTGCTCGCGGCTTCTTTTGGGTACCTGAAGAAATTAGTTTAACTAAGGACGCACAGGACTTTAAAGATGCCAGCGATGCCGTAAAACATATCTTTACATCTAACTTGTTGCGTCAAACAGCGTTAGATAGTTTACAAGGCCGTGGCCCAAGTCAAATCTTTACTCCGGTCGTAAGTCTGCCAGAACTAGAAGCACTGGTTTACAACTGGACATTCTTTGAAACAAATATTCATAGTCGTAGTTACAGTCATATCATCCGTAACATCTATAATGTGCCTAAAGAAGTATTCAATACTATCCACGACACTAAAGAGATTGTAGACATGGCTAGTAGTGTAGGCAAGTATTATGACGACCTACACTTAATTAACTGCCGCAAAGAACTAGGCGAAGAAATTTCCGAAGTAGAACACGTCAAGTCAATTTGGTTAGCGTTGAACGCAAGTTATGCCTTAGAAGCATTCCGCTTTATGGTATCGTTTGCTACAAGTCTAGCAATGGTAGAAAATAAAATCTTTATTGGTAATGGCAACATTATCAGTTTAATTCTACAAGATGAATTACTACACAAAGGTTGGACTGCCTATTTGATCAATCAAGTAGTCAAAGAAGATCCTCGCTTTGCTCGAATCAAGACAGAGTGTGAAGCAGAAGTCTTGGCGCTATATATGGATGTAATACGTGAAGAAAAAGCATGGGCCGACTACTTGTTCCAAAAAGGACCAGTGATTGGATTAAACGCTAACATTCTTAAAGACTTTGTAGATTACACCGCATATAACGCACTCAAGGAGATTGGCATTAAGTACACTAACCCTGCACCTAAGACAACTCCTATTCCTTGGTTTAACAAGCACAGCGATACTAGTAAAAAACAAACTGCTCTACAAGAGAATGAAAGCACTAACTACGTTATTGGCGTTATGAGCGATGCAATCGATTATGACGCATTACCAAATTTATAAGAGAGAAGTATGATTACAGTATATTCAAAACAAAACTGTCCGTTTTGTGACAGAGCAAAAGCATTGTTAGAAAGCAAAGGTATTCCATTTAAAACAATTATGATGGAAGATGAACCAGATGCACGTGAGTTCCTTATGGATCAAGGCTTGCGTAGTGTTCCACAAATTTTTAAGGATGGCGTTCTCCTTCCTGGTGGCTATCAGGGCCTAGCAGGTAAAGACGAAGCATTTTTTGAAACATTAAAGGGATAATATGTTAATTGACAAAGGCGTATCAGTAGGCGAAGTAATTACACTTAAACTAACTTCAGGAGAAGAATTAGTAGCCAAACTTACAGAGGAAACAGCAACTTACTATAAGTTGAGTAAGCCAATGGTTATTGGTATGGGTGCAAAAGGACCAGGACTTATGCCGTATTTGTTTACAGTAAGTCCCGACAAAGAAGTTAAACTACTTAAGACTACTGTAACTGTAGCAGAAGCAACAGACAAACAGTTTGCAGATCAGTTCATTCAAACAACAACTGGGATCACGTTAGCGTCTTAATTACGCTGAAAACGGTTGATCTAAACTACTAGGCAAGGCCGCTTCAGGCTTTGCCTTTATCAAATCCGCATACGTTTTAAAATATTTTGCTTCCTCTTCATCGGATAATACAGCCGATGTTTTAATAGCAGTTTCAATACTCAACGGTGCTTCGCCGTATGTTTTATTTTCGTCAAATAACTTTTTAAGCAATTGCCACTGACGTGCTCTCTCATTAGTTTGAGCTTGAGTACGACTAGCACCTTTCCAAAAAACAGAATATTCTTGGAAGTTTGCGTTAAGTTTATCACGCTTATCTGAGTAATACGTTTCTTCGGCTGTTCTAGTAGCAGGATCTGGTTTGTCTTTTACTACTTGTCTTCCTTTATCTCGTATAGCAACATATCCAGGGTACCAAGCATTAAGATTTTTTTCAAAATTATCTTTGGCAGTAATAGTCTCGAAGTAAGTCCTAATTTGTCTCCATTTTATTGCATAGGCTTCAACAAATGCCTCTGAAATTTTTTCATTAGGATCTTTGCCAAAGATTCCTGTTTTAGGTGTAGTTGTAGTAGTAGTTTCAGGTTCTTTAATTTTTGTTTCTTTAATCTCAGACTCTGGAGACTTAGGCGGTTGTGCTGGATTGCTGGCAGCGGCCTGTGCAACAACTTTATTAATTTGTGCGGCACTAACTTGACTAGCATCAATCGTAGCGGCCCTGGCCGTGGCCATAATGCCACCTGCAGGTTGAGCCAATTGATTAGCAAATGCAAATGCCTTTAAATCTGCAACACCTGCACTAACAGCCGTATTGGCTTTAGTTTCGATTGCACCAAATGCCGCAGTAAGACCAGCACCCGCAGTAGTCATAGCAGTTTTTAAATTTGCTAGACTACTTAACTTACTGGCATTATCAGGATTAGCGGCAAATGTAGTATATGCCGGATTAGTAATAGGAGGACCACTGGGATTCTGTGGATCCGGGATAGTCTGCGGAGGTACACTATTAGCAAACGAAGTAATTGATGCGCCTGCGCCGGTGGCAAGACTTGATACTTTATCTAAACCTGCCTTAGCAAAATTAGATGCGGTGTTTAATGCCGCAGGAAGTTTTGCACCAAAGTCTGCTCCTGCCTGTGCTACAGTTTTACTAACAGCCTCTGCCTGTGCTTTTAGAGCGGCAGGTCCATCTTGAAATATAGCCAATGCACCGCTGGCGGCTTTTAGTTGTTCTTCAGTTGGTGGTGCACCGGCTGCTAATGCTTTCTTAGTTGTTAGATCCATATTAGCCTGTGCTACTGCCATTAATTTAGGAAGTTGCGCCTGCGCCGCGGCCATCTTTGCGGCTACTGCGGCCTGTGCAGAAGCAAGTCCTTCGCTGACATCAGAAGGCAATGATCCAGCAACGTCGCCGATTTTATTAATCGAAGCGGTAATACTTTTATTAATAGATCCATTTTTAATAGCATCTATAGTAGCATTTAAACTAGGACCATTAGAATCTGCCGGGGGAGTAAATGTGCCTGCATCTGCAGGAGGCTTAGGAAATGAACTGGCTATCTTCTTTGCCGCATCATTAACTATACTAGCCGCAGATTTGATTAA